TCAGAATATGCAAGAAGTCAATGACGTATTGCAATTCGTCCAGGTGGCCGGGCAAGTAGGTCTTGGCGCCCAGCTTGCTATCAACCAGGAAGAGCTGGCCGATTACCTGGCCGATCGCCTGGGAGTGCCAAGCTATCTGATTAACTCAAAAGAGCAACGCCAGGCAATTATGGCGCAAATGGCCCAGGCCGCACAGATGGCACAGGCCGCGCAACAAGGCGGCGCAGAACAACCACAAGCACAAGAGGTCTAAAAGATGATGGAAGAAGGATGGGAAGGTCTCCGGTCTCCGGAGATCAAGCAAAAGGGCGCGTCGGATAATGAGATTGATCTCCTGGTCACTCGCGTCTTTTCTACCGATGATGGCGTAAAGCTCTTGGAATGGCTAAGAGCTACAACCATCGAACAGCCGACCTGGTTTCCGGGAGAGGACCCTTCCCATGGGTTTGCCCGCGAGGGTCAAAACTCCCTAGTCCGGGAATTAGAGCGGCGAATTAAACGAGCGAGGTCTTAAATATGAGCGATACCGACAACTTGACCGCTGATACTAGCGATAATCAAGCCGGCAACAACGCAACAAGTAGCAATAAGGACGATTCGGGTAGCTTACTGAACGTTAAACCAGCGGAAAAACCAGGTCAAAAGATGGATGATCTAGCGGCTCCGCACATGGACGTAGATCCAAACGACAAACCCCAGGAAGTAGATAACGACGAAGAGCTGGATTTTGTTCGCCCGGAATTTTTTCCTGAAAATTTTTGGGACGAAGAATCCGGTCCGGACGTTGAGGGTCTAGCCAAGGCGTACTCTGAGCTACGGGCCAAAATGTCTGCTGGTAAACACAAGGCACCCAAGGATGGTAAGTATGAAGTCACCAGTCTAAAGGACCGCGGCGTGGCAGAGGACGATCCCATGCTCAAGGATTTTGTAGGCCTGGCCAAGGATCAGGGTTTAAGCCAGGAGCAATTCGATCAAATGATCGATCTCTACACGAATCACATGGGCGCCGCCGATGAGCAAATGAAAACCAGTCGCGATGCTGAAATGAAAAAACTTGGCCGTAATGCGGACAAGATTGTTCAATCAACCGAGCAATGGTTAGTCAAAATGCAAAATGCTGGCACATTAAACCAGGGCGAAATCGAGGCAATTGGACGCGCCAGTAATAACGCGTCTTTTATCTCAGCGTTGCATAAGATCCGGGCATCCTATATGGAGACGGACATCCCTGGGCTTGAAATGCAAGAAAGTCAAAAGGCAAGTATGAGCGATGTTCAGTCGATGATGGCTGATCCAAAATACGGAAAAGACGCGGCTTACACCAAAAAAGTGGAAGATATGGTCTATTCAATGTTTGGAGAGGGAAACCGTTAGACTTCCCGGTCACAACAAAAAAGAGTGCGAAGCTGATTGCAACGCACTCTTTTTTTATTTATAGTGTTACGTAATGGATAACCGCAAGGCCCGTTACTACGCGTAGCGACCCGCTTGGATAATCGCAAAGCTAAAAATGATTTTTAATTTTTTAAACTTTGATATGAAAGGAAATTGAGATGGCTCTTCAAATCTCTAATGCTTTCGTCACGTTATTCGATAGCGAAGTTAAACAAGCATACCAGGCGCAACGCGCCCTGGCTGGTTTGACACGTGAGCGTACTAACGTAGAAGGCTCGACTGTAAAATTCCCAAAAATTGGTAAGGGATCCGCATCTGTTCGTGTACCACAAACCGATGTAGTACCTTTAAACGTTACTTATTCACAAGTAACTGCAACCATGACCGACTATATCGCCGCTGAATATAGCGATATTTTCCATCAGCAACGTGTTAACTTTAACGAGCGTCAAGAGCTTGTTCAGGTCGTATCCGGTGCTATTGGCCGTCGTATGGACCAAGTAATTATTGACGCATTAGTCGCCGCATCAAGCACAGGCACAGTCGCGAACACTGTTGCCGATGACGGTTCGACCGGTTCAGCATCAAACCTAAACGTTGGTAAACTTCGCGCCGCCAAGAAGGCTTTGGACGCAAAGAACGTACCAATGGAAGGCCGTACTGTCGTTCTCCACGCGAACAACTTGTCCGCCCTGTTAGGTCTAACATCCGTGACCAGCTCTGACTTTAATACAGTTAAGGCTTTGGTAACTGGTGAAGTAGATACCTTCCTGGGCTTTAAGTTTGTAACCGTTGGTGATCGTGACGAGGGTGGTTTACCAGTAGCATCTAGTGTCCGTACTGTTTTTGCGTTTCACCGCGATGCAGTAGGTATGGCAATTGGTCTCAATCAAACTAGCCGTGTTGACTATATCGCTGAGAAAACTTCTTTCTTAGTGGCATCTATGTTCAGCGCCGGTTCAGTAGCAATTGATTCTGACGGCATTGTTAAAATTTCGTGTACCGAATAAGGAGATTAGATCATGGCATTTTCAAGAGATAATTTTGGTCCAATCGGCAACGTATCTAAGCGCGGCGCCGCTCCAGTAATGTGGGGTTATAAAAGCGCTGATGCAATCGCTACCGTAAACACTTCCGGCTACTTTGATTCTGTATCGGATTTGGTTACTGTTGGCGATATGATTTATTGCTTTGACACCGCTACACCAACTGCAAATTTAGTCATTGTTTTAAGCAATGCTTCAGGCGTAGTCGATGTATCCGATGGCACCGCAGTAACCGTAGCTGACGCAGACTAAGCAGTAGTAATAAGTCCGGGCGGATTAATCCGCCTGGATTTTTATCATTAAAGGATTGTTATGGCGTCGGGTGATACAAAACTATCAATATGTTCTGATGCTCTGATTTATCTAGGGCAAAAACCACTAACGTCTTTTTCCGAAGTTTCTGATTCGTCGCAAATCTGCGACCGTCTTTATGACGACATCCGGGATATGGTTTTGTGTATGTATCCCTGGAGCTTTTCGTTTAAAAAAACCCAGCTTGCCCGTTTAGTCGATACACCAGCATTTGGCTGGAAATACTTATATCAATTACCTGGAGATCGCATTGCTGGTGTTCGCGCCGTATATGCTGACGATACAGTTAATTACCCATCTACCGTTGAATTTGACGTACAACAAGATAAATTACTAACCAACATTGAAGAAGCCTGGATCGATTACCAGTTCCGTACACCTGAAAGCGAAATGCCAAGCTATTTCGTTAATTTTTTAAAGTACGCCCTGGCCGCCAATTTTGCACAGATGGTTACTGACCAACTGACCAAGGCGGAATATTATCAGCGTCTCGCGTTTGGCTTGCCCGAAGAGAATATGCGCGGCGGATTCTTCCGTCAAACCATGACCATTGATGCGCAAAGCCGTCCATCTATTACCCTGGATCAACAGGACGCATTCCCACTTATCAATGTACGGTTTGGATAATGCCACGTTCAGTCCTTATTCAAACCAATTTTGTAGTGGGTGAATTGGACCCGCTCTTGCGCGGCCGCATTGACTTAAACCAGTATTACAACGCATTACAAAAAGCCACGAATGTGGTGATCCAACCCCAGGGCGGCGCACGTCGTCGCGAAGGTTTGCAATATATCGACACCTTGCCGGCCAACTTAGCAAGCCAGGCACTTAAACTTGTACCGTTTCAATTTAATGTGGTCGATTCGTATATGTTTGCGATTGTCCCTGGACGCGTTTACATTTATAAAAACAAGGCCCTACTGACCAATATCAACGGATCCGGTAATAGTTACTTGGCCGTGGCCAGCTTTACTGCCGGAGTGATTCCAGGACTAAAGTTTGCCCAGTCGGCAGATACAATCATTTTCGTACAAGAAGATTTAGCGCCAATTAAGTTTGTACGCGGCGGAACCGATACGAGCTGGACCGTCTCAACGATTACGTTTGATGAGATCCCGTTCTATGCCTATACGCTAACGGTGACAACTCCAACTTCCGGACACTTAACGCCATCGGGAACAAGCGGAAATGTTACTCTAACGTCGCAAAATTCTGCGTTTTCATCTACTGACGTTGGCCAATATATCAATGCCGAACCCCAGGGCCGGGCGAAGATTGTTGAATACAAGACTAACTCAATTGTTAAAGCAATTGTCGAGATTCCATTTTTTGATACTAGCAACATTGCCCAGGGTAGCTGGGAGATTGAGCGCGGATATGAGGCGTCCTGGAGCGCTGGCCGCGGATGGCCAAGATCAGTAACATTCCACGAAGGGCGATTATTTTTTGCTGGCGCCAAGTCCAGGCCGACTACCGTTTGGGGATCTCGCGTATCGGATTTCTTTAATTTTCAATATGGCGAAGGTTTGGACGATGAGGCCGTAGAGGCGACAATCGATACGTCACAATTAAATACGATTACCGATATTTATTCGGGCCGTGACTTGCAAATCTTTAGTATTGGCGGCGAGTTTTATGTCCCCCAGGCAACCTTAGATCCAATTACGCCGACGAATTTTATTATTCGTACATCAACCAAAATTGGAGCAAGGAATAATTTTCCAGTTATTGGCCTGGATTCCGGCACCTTGTTTTTGCAACGCCAGGGCAAATCAGTTAACGAGCTATTGTTTACTGATACCGAGGCAACCTACATTGCCAACAACGTGACATTACTATCCGGACACCTGGTTAAGAATCCGGTAGATATGGCACTAAATCGCGCAACATCAACAGACGATACAGATCGATTATTTGTCGTTAACGGCGATGACGGTACGATTATGTGTATCTCATTATTAAGATCGCAAAGTGTTATTGCTCCATCAGAATTTGTAACCGACGGATTATTTAAGGCCGTGGCCGTTGATGTTAATACGGTTTACGTCATTGTTGCCAGGAGCGTTAACGGAGCAACTGCTTATTATGTTGAGACGTTTAATCGCGATCTGACAATGGATAGCGCTAAATATGCCAGCTCCGCGGCCGCATCTGCATCAATGTCTCACCTGGTAGCCAAAACTGTCAAAGTAGTTCGCGACGGCATCCTGGAATCTGATAAGACTGTACCAGGGGGCGGCACAGTTACATTCTCAACGGCCGCAACTGCGTCCTGGCAAGTCGGTTTAAATTACAACATTAACTTAAAAACCATGCCAGTCGAGGCAAAGATGGCATCGGGTAATATCCGCGGATTTAAAAAGCGGATTATGGAAGTGAATGCGGACGTATTTCAAACTCAGTCCATGACCATTAACGACAATCCTATTCAATTTAGACAATTTGGAACCGGGGTTTTAGATACTGCTATTCAACCATTTACCGGCGTCAAGAAAGCTGGACCATTGTTAGGCTTTGATAAAGAGGGAATAATAACGGTAACGCAAGGCGAACCGTTAAAGTTCAATTTGTTAAACATGGAATTTAAAGTTTCGATAGGACAATAATATGCAACTCGCCGTCGCCGCAATGCTAGTGGCCGCTTATGGTCAATATGAGCAAGGTCAAACTCAAAAGAAAATTTATGGAGCGCAAGCCCAAGCCGCGCAACAACAGGCTGACTTTCAGGCCCAGCAAGTAGAAATGCAAGGTCGTACCGAGGCTATTCGTGCGCGTAACGAAGGACTAAAAACGCTGACAAACATTAACCGAACAATTTCTACGGTAAGAGCTAGAGCTGGCGCCGGAGCAATTGATCCGTTTGGTGGGTCGGCTGGCTCATTGCAAACATACGCATTGCGTGAAGGTTATACCGAGTTCAATCTCTCCCAGGAGAATGCAAAGCTGGCTCAATCTTCTGCTGGATTCCAGGCAAATATCTACAAATATTCCGGCCAGCAAAACGCCAACATTATGCGCGCATCCGGCGATGCCGCGGCAAGAGCTGGTATGTACCAGGCAATTGGCACAGTCGGCCAGGCTGGCATGATGTATTACTCGGCTGGTGGTCCTAGTACCAGCAAGTATTCATTAATGCCTGGAACCAATACAAATTCAATTCCTAATTACGGAGTAGGTTAATCATGGCCGAAAGACTTCCACGATACCAACAAACAGGCATAGCGATCGATCCGTATCGTGCGGCATCAATGCCGTCAATTGATTATTCGCCATTAAGTCGCGAAAGCAGAAATCTTTCCCAGGCACAACAAGGCGTATTAGATCGCGTTATTAATTTTGCCGGCAAGATTGGTATGGAACAGGCCGAAGAAGGGGGGCGCGCCGCAGTCGATACGCCCGAAAAAGCCAAGCAAGTATTACAAATTACACAAGAAACTGGTATGCCCCGTACGGTTTATGATAAAGCCGCATACGAACAGGCTAATGAAATTGTTGCGTTGCAATTGCAAAACGATGGTCGCAAACTTATTAGCGAAAAAGTTAGAGCATTTAAAAATGATCCAAATGCTGACCCGCAACAATTTTTGCAAGAAGTTACTGACGTAGGTTACGGCCTTGAATCGCTTACTTCTTTATTAGATCCAAAATTACGTGGTCGAGTAGCTGGCGATTTAAAACGTGTTGGAGATGTTGGTTTTTTAGAAATATCTGAAACACATAATGATCGCGTAGCAAAGCAAATACAGGCCACGGCGATTGCTGGAATAGATCAACGCAAAGAAGATGCTATTCGTCTTATGGCAACGGGTATGCAAAATTCAGAATCTTTATTATTTTCTGAATTAGACGCCATAAGAAAATACGCTATTGCCAACAGAATTGGTCCAGTAGAAGTAGAACGAATTATTCAAAATACTTTAGAACAAGCTCATATTGCTCGTTTTATGAAAGAATATGAACAGTCCCCCAATAAAGCAGAATTTTTAAAACGAGTAAAAGCTGATTTGGGAGCTGGTCCAATTGGCGAACTATACGATAAAGATGGATTGCCGCTTAAACAAAATCGAGTTACCCGCGGAATTGATGTTAACAAAACGGGCGCCCTGGTCAATCAAATTGAAGCGGATCTACGCTCCAGGGACGCACAGTTTAGAGCATTGCGTACTGAATTAAAACAGGATATAAGCGAAGTATCTAAAATATTTACTCTTGGCCAAATACCAAGTGAAGGCGTTGTTAATGAAATAGTAAATCGCGCTCGCAATATATTGCCAGCAAACGATCGAACAATGCAAGAAGCAAATTATTTAAGTGTATTGCGCCAACAGTCAATTGCTTTTAAGGCAATGTCACCAATGCAATTAGGAGATTGGGTGCGTAGCGCTGAAAGTCAAGTTCAAGGACAAGCAACCGTTGAACAAGCAATGTTAATTAAAGCCGGTAGAGAAGCTCTAGTTCATAAAACAACTATGCTGGAAAAAGATCCAGTAGGTTACATGAATCAAACTGGATTTGCAGAAGTTAAAACGTTAAATTTTGCGGCCGCACCAATTGATCTAAATAAACAAATTGGCGAGCGCATTACACAATCTAAATCGTTTGCGGCCAGCATGAATATACCGCCAAAATATTTCTCTCAGGATGAAGCTGGCGCTCTTACGACATTTTTACAAACATCAACTCCCGATCAACAGATTATGTTGCTAGGCGTATTAAACCAGGGATTTGGAAAAGATTCGGGCAACGCTATGAATGAAATTTCTAAGTTTGCTCCGGAGTTTGCTCATGCTGGCGGATTAATTATTGCCAAAGCAAATCCACAAACTGTTTACGATGCACTTAATGGTATGCGCCAAAAACAAGCTGGTAATAAAGCATTTGAAGGTACTGGCGACGCGGCAACTAAACGCAATGTTATTGCCGACCAACTGGGTAGCGCCTATGCTTTTGCACCTAAGACGCGAAGCGCCATTTTAGCTACAACTGACAACATATATACCCAGCGTTTTATTGTATCCGGCAAAACCGTATTTGATGAAGATATGTATAAACAAGCATTCCAAGAAGCATCCGGAATGATAATGGCCAAAAACGGTAAATCATACGGCGGCATTATTGAATATCGCGGCAACAGGATACCAATTCCCAACAACGTGGCCCAGGACAGTTTTAAGGACATCATTAACCGCGCAACGTATGAAGATTTTGCCGCAGTATCTAATGGTTTACCCGAAGATGACCAAAGCAGAAAATTCACAATTGAGCGCTTGCGTAAGGGTTATCCCGCATTTATCGATACAGATCGTGCCGTTTGGTATTACGAAGATTATCGCGGCAAACCAAACCCATTAGCTTTTACGATTAAAGATAAATCCGCCCTGGTTGTTGATTTCCGCAAACTAGCAGATCGCGTTAAACAAAGAGAAGGTATCAAATGAGTTTTGTTTTTGACGAACCAAATTTATCGGCAACGCCATTTAAGCCATTAGGTGGTGGCGAAGATACTGGTTTTTCAGAAAACTTTGATTCTGCTTACCGGGCATCATTAACTTTAAATCGTAGTGATTCTCGCCCAATTCTAATAAGGGAACAATGGGACCCAATTCTTAAAGAGGTACAAGAAAAAACTGGCAAAAAATTTATTAACCCAGGCAACTATTTAGGTGGTTATGCCGCATCATCAGAGACCGCCGTAAGAGGTTATAACTATTCATCAAAACAAATTTTAGATTACATAAAAGAACGCCCTGAAACATTTCCGGATTTATTAGAAATTAATAATGAAGTGCTTTTTGAGAAGGCAAAAAAAAGCGCAATTAAAGCTATTGATATTGATGCAGACGTAGGATCAAGATCAACCTTTACCGGATGGCTGGGAAGCGTTGGTGGTAGCATAGTTGGCTCAATAACAGATCCGGCCAATTTAGCGGCCATGCCTTTTGGTGGTGGATCATCAACTGTTTTAAACACAATCTTAAAACAATCAGCAATTGCGGCCGGATCAGAAGCTATCATTCAAACCGAAGTAGCGGATTGGTATAAGACGCTTGACCTACCTTACGATTACAAAACATTTTTTGCTAACGTAGGAATGGCCGCGGCTGGCGCTGGTGTTATTACTGGTGGAGTAATAGCGGCAAAACCGGTATATCAATTTACCAAAAAACAACTGATCGATGGTATTGAAGCATTAGGCAAGGCCAGGGCAACTCGCGAAGGCCGTCCGTATGAAGTAGATCCCGACGTCAAGATGATTAAAGAACTTGACGCGATCGATACAACTGTTAATCAGGGCAACGTTTTAAAGGATGACGTTGGCAACCTGGAACACAATGCTCGCGTCGAACAATCTTACAAAGCAATAGAAAACGGTGATTCTACTAAGATCACAAACGCGCCGCCGGAAAGCGCCATCAACCGGCCAACGGATATATTTTTTCACGACAACTTAAACAAAGAAATTTTTACGTATAAGCCAAACGATTTGCTGGTCGATGCCAAACTATTTCAATTTAAAGCTGGCGGCGACGTCATGGGCGTTACTGATAGATTGCAAGATATTGGCACATGGGACCCAATAAGGGCCAATACCATAATTGTTTATGAATTTGCAGATGGGCGTACATTTATTGCTGATGGCCATCAACGCCTTGGATTAGCAAAACGTTTACAAGCGGCAGATCCCTCTTTAAACATTGAAATGAAAGCATTCAAACTTAGAGAAGCTGACGGTATTAGTGTGCCGGAAGCAAGGGCTACGGCCGCCGCAAAAAATATTAGCGAAGGAACAGGATCAATTATTGATCTTGCAAAAGTATTTAAAGACGCGCCATATTTGCTTAAAACAGATTTGCCAAGAGGTCAAAACGTAAGGCAAGCAAATGATTTGATGAAACTTGAACCAAAAGCATTTGACGCCGTAATTAACGACGTAGTGCCGGCGCATTTTGGCGCAATTGTTGGCCGGTATCTTACCGATGAAACCCAGCAATTAGCCGTTTTAAAACTTTTAAATCGTTTAGAGCCGGCCAATGCACTCCAGGCGGAGCAGATAGTACGCCAGGCTAGAGAAGCTGGATTTGTTAAAACTCAACAAACCGGCTTATTTGGCGACGAAGATATTGCTGAAAGCCTATTCCTAGAGCGGGCCAAAATTCTTGACGGCGCAATGAAAATATTACGCAAGGATAAAGAGCTATTTGAAACCCTGGTTAGAAATGCAAATGATATTGAAGAAGCCGGCAATACCCTGGCTAAGTTAAGCAACCAAGAGAAAGAGGCTAATTATGGCAAAGCGATCGCTATCATCGAAAATAACGCAAACGTCCGGGGACCAATCTCAGACGCTCTCACCCGAATCGCCAAGGCGTGGAAAGACGCTGGCGGAACCCAGGCTCAAACTTACTACCGCGAGTTTGCCGAAAGTGTCGGAAGATCGATTAAGGATGGCAGTTACGAAAGGGTACCAAATGGCGGAGATCGCGGCGATCTCACAACTCCGGCGCAAAGCAATCGATTCACAGAACCGAATGCAGACGAGCTAAAAACATTTGACGAAGGTCCTGGATCTGTTGGATCAAAGAACCAGGGCAACCTTTTAGAACAAGATATTTTGCAAGATATTACGCCTGATAAAAATCAAGATATAAATATCCCGGTAAGAAAACTTGGCCCAACTGAGATCCCGCAACCAAATGAACCGTTTGTTGTTTTTAGATTTGGCGACGCAAATGAAACAGGGCTGGGAAACAAAAATGCAACAAACTACAATTCGCTAATAGAAACAATAGACGATGGAGAGCTGGGTCCGGTACCAGGAGCGCGTTTAGAATACACAGATGAAAATGCTTTTATTCATGCTTATGTTGTAACTACGCCCCAACAAATTGGCGAATACCAGGGTTTTAATCTAGGTCAAAAAGCAAGCGCAACAGAAACGTCCGTTGGTGCAAAACCATATTACGGTGGTTTATGGTATTCGTTTGCTGAAAATGGAAACTGGCAAGCTGAAAAAATTGGTCAAATAAGAGCTATTGATTTTGCAAAACAAGCAGAAGAACTTAGCGGCAAACAATTTTACAATATCCCTGGCGATGGCACTATTGTAGAAAGAGTATTTGCTCAAAACAATATTGACGTCAACAATCCAGGCCTAACAAAAGTTAATCCCGATGAGTATGTGGCTAAGTCACTTAATGAGGCTGATCTTGCGCCGTTGACAACGGAAGCTCAATCAACGTTGCGTAATCTGTACCAGGAAGCCGGATTACGTAAAGAACAGTTTGATAATATTAATCGCGATATTGCTAACCTGGTCAATGCAGAATATCAAGCAGTAAACTTAAAAGGATCTAATCGGGCAGTAGAAAAAATTACAGATGATTATGAGGGCGACGCAACTAAAATAAAAGATATATTGCGCTCAACTCTTGTCATTCAAAATATTCAACAAGCTGGTGTTGCTTTTCAAGAAATAGGCAAACGTTATCGTGTTGTTGATTTTAGAAATTGGTTAGATCCAAAAGCTAGAGTGCCTGATGGCGGTTATCGAGATATTAAAATAAATGTTGATGTTGATGGGCATATTGCAGAAATTCAAATTAACTCCCCTGAAATGGTGGCAGTTAAAGAAAAATTCCATTATTTATATGAAGAGCGCGAAAATCTTAATCGCAATTCAAAAGGATTATCTCAAGCCGAAAGAAATGCTTTAGAGAAAAGAATATTTGATATAGATGCGGAAATGAAACCGTATTACGATGAGGCGTTTGCGGCACTTCTCAATCGTTCAAATTCTGCTTTATCTACGAATGCGCCGTTACGCAATGCTGAGTTAATGGAGAAGTCTCTAGGCGAAGATTTATCCCAGGCGGCGCAAAAGCCGTCAAAACCTGGAACCCAGCCGATTGTTACCGGGATCCCTTCAACGTCGAGAAATTCTACTTTCTTAGATGATTTCATAAAGGACACTCCTGACTTAACTCTAGCACAGATCGGTACTGGCGGCAAACGCAATGCTGATTTGATGGACCTGGAAGTGCCAATTGCCGAGCGTATTGATCCAGTAACCGGTGAGAGAATATCGGAAGTGCAAACTGTTAAACAAATTTTGGATGACTTTGAACAGGATAAATCCATGCTGGAGCGCTTAGTGGGGTGCGTTAAATGAGCTTTAGAGAATGTATTAACAATGGCGAGAATGAGGGAAAACTCTCAGGGGATCAGGCCGCCAAGGCCAGGGGCTTATTTGACGAGCTAGAGGCGGAGTACGCCAAGAAGATGGATCCCATCCAGGCTGGCACCCAGGCGGCGAAAGATACTTTTGACGCATTGCAAAAAGAAGCCATTGAAAAGAAACGCGTCAAATTGTTGCAAATACGCAACTGGCAGAAGATTAGCTTTGACTTAAATCAATATGCTGGCGGAGAAAGTTTAGGAAAAGCCGCCCAGGCATTGCTGGATCGCGATGAGTTTGCTAAGTATTCCAACGTCGAAGCCAGGCGCAAAGCCGTACTTGGTCAAATATATTCCAAGATGGATGATGTCCTGGCAACCTTTAGACGTCGCGGCGTAACCGGTGGCCTAGGTAATAAAGCCATGGCCAAGGACCTGGTACGCGAAGTGTTTGGCGAAGATACCGGATCGGCCGCCGCGAAAGAATTAGCACAGTCTTGGTCAACTGCGGCGGATTATGCCCGCCAGCGCTTTAATGCGGCCGGTGGTGCCATTCCAAAACGTAAGGATTGGGGTATGCCTCAGATCCACGATTCGATGCTTGTACGCAAGGCTGGACGCGAAGAATGGACTAACTTTATCCGTGAGCGCCTAGACCTGGAAAAGATGATTGATGAGCGTACCGGGCTTAAATTTACCCCGGAACGCCTGGAGCTGGCCCTGGCACAAGTATTTGATTCCATTGCGACGGAAGGCTGGAATAAGGTTAAACCATCCGGAGCTGGTAGTGGCCGCTCAATGGCTGGCCGTCACCAGGACCATCGATTCCTGGCGTTTAAGAATGCAGATTCCTGGATGGAGTACCAGGAGAAATTCGGCAATCCTGAACCGTTCGTCACCATGGTTAATCACCTGGAAGGAATGTCCAGGGATATATCCATGATGGAGATACTAGGGCCTAACCCTAATGCGACGGTCCGGTATATCCATCAAACTGTTATGCAAGACGCCAAGATCAAGGAAGCAAATCAACCTGAAACGAAGATGGTCGAGCGGGCCAATAAAGAGCTGGGTATGTTTGATTCGATGTACGCGATCCTCAATGGATCCACGGCATCCCCAGTCGATGGCACCGTAGCACGCGGCTTTGCCGGCTTGCGTCAAATACTACAATCGGCGCAACTTGGCGCGGCCGCCGTCTCTGCCCTAACCGATATTAACTTCCAGCGTATTGCCGCTCAAACTTCGGGAATACCCGCGGCTGACGTGATTAAACGCGTCGCCGATAACTTGGTCCCTTTGAACATTGACGAGAAGGGTCGCCTGGCATCTCGCCTGGGATTGATCGCAGAAAACTGGACTAGCGTTGCGAACGCCCAGGCACGATTCGTCGGTGATATGACTGGCCCTGAAATTACGCGCCGCATCTCTGATACGGTCATGCGGATTACAGGGTTATCCCCATGGACCCAGGCCGGACGCTGGGCCTTTGGTATGGAGTTTATGGGTTACGTTGCCGACAATGCGGCCAAGAAGTTTAAGGATTTGGATAAGCCGCTCCAGGACACATTAACCAGGTATGGCATTGGAGAGGGTAACTGGGAAGTGATCCGTACTTCCGGGCTATACGAACACGAAGGTGCAACATTCCTACGTCCGGAAGAGATTGCTTTGCGGACCGACTTACAACCAGGACGAGCTGACGATCTAGCGACGCGATTCCTGGAGATGATCCAGTCCGAGACAGAATTTGCCGTACCTTCTGCGTCAATCCGTGGCCGCGTCATGCTGGTAGGGGAATCCCGCCCTGGTACGTTTGTTGGTGAAATCTCCAGGTCGTTCGCCATGTATAAGAATTTCCCGGTAACGCTACTCAATACCCACGTCATGCGCGCCGTGAATGCGGAAAACTTCAACAAGAAGGGCGCGTACTTTGCTGACCTGGTTATCTCGACTACCCTATTTGGCGCCCTGGCAATGCAACTCAAAGAGATTACTAAGGGGCGCGATCCGCGTACAGTAATGACGCCTGAGTTTTGGGGATCTGCATTACTCCAGGGCGGTGGCCTGGGTATCCTGGGCGACTTCCTATTTAACGACGTTAACCGTTTTGGCGGCGGACTAGAGCAAACCATTGCCGGCCCGGTAGTAGGATTCTTAGACGATACGCGCCGCCTAACAATCGGCAATGTCCAGGAATTAGCAACCGGCAAGGATACCCATTTCATGCGGGAGCTGATCTCATACGCCGGACGCTATACCCCAGGGTCATCTATTTGGTATTTGCGCCTGGCACTAGAGCGTCAAATCCTGGATCGCTTACAGATTTGGGGCGATCCGGACGCTAAACAACGAATGCGGGAAATCGAAGCGCGTTACAGACGAGAAACTGGCCAGCGCTATTGGTGGTCCCCAGGTGATACCGAACCTGAACGCGGTCCGGATTTTGAACGTTTAACTGCGGAACCCCCGCCAAAAAGGAAATAATGATGGAAAAATCTTCCAGTTTAAGGTATAAATTATCAGGAGAAAAAAATGGCTGATTTCCCAATATCACCCGTAGTGAGACGAGTAGTCTATACCGGCTCGGCTGGTGTTGGACCCTATGCGTTCACCTTTGAAATATTGGCCCAAACTGATATTGACGTTTACGTCGATGCAACTCTAAAGACATTAACCACAGATTACACGGTAACGATTGCATCGAACGGTACCGGATCAATTACTTTTGTTACTGCTCCAGGATCCACAACTCGGATTACAATCGTCGGCGCCAGGGATATTACCCGCGCATCCGATTACGTAACTGGTGGCGACTTTACTGCGGCATCGCTCAACGTTGAGCTAGATCAGCAAACCATCTTTAACCAGCAAAATGCGGAAGCCTTGGGTCGTGCAATCTTGGCTCCAGTCACGGATCCATCCTCTATCAATATGGTATTGCCGGTGCAAACTTCCCGCGCTGGAAAGATCCTGGCATTCGATTCGACTGGTAATCCCGTAGTCGGTGAAGAGATCGGTAACTGGCGTGGTAACTGGGCCGCTGGTCAAGCCTATACCGTTCGTGACCTGGTAAAAGATTCTAGCAATGCAAACGTTTACCGGGCCAATACGGCCCACACTTCCAGCGGCACGACGCCAATCAGCTCGAATGCGGATTCGGCTAAGTGGGACCTGGTAGTCGATGCGGCATCTGCCGCCTCTAGTGCATCAGCGGCCGCGTCATCAGCTAGTGCGGCCGCTAGTTCAGCGAGCGCGGCATCTACTTCTGCATCGAACGCCTCAACATCGGCCACGAATGCGGCCAGCTCTGCAAGTGCCGCTAGTACGTCGGCCAGTAATGCGTCAACTTCTGCAAGTGCGGCCAGCACTTCTGCCAGCAATGCGTCAACCAGCGCAACGGCCGCGGCTGGTAGTGCTACTGCGGCGGCGGCTAGTGCGGCATCAATCGATTTATCAGTCCTTACTTCAAAAACATCTGCTACTGGATCATCGATTATTCCATCCGGCACAACTGGTCAGCGTGATGGCTCACCGGTTAATGGTTACTTCCGATACAACTCATCGGTTAATTCGTTTGAGGGATATGTTAATGGCGCCTGGGGCGGAGTAGGTGGCGCACAAGCTGGCGGCGTTATCTTTGAAAACTCATTAACGATTAGCTCAAACTATACGCTTACCACTAGCAAGAATGGTTTAAGTGTTGGACCAGTCACAATCAATAGCGGCGTATCGGTAACGGTACCAAGCGGACAAAGGTGGGTAATATTATGAGTATCATTCTTCAAGGAAGTACGTCAGGTAGCGTTACATTACAAGAGCCGGCCGTTGCTGGATCTACTGTATTGGACTTGCCAGCTACATCGGGTACTGTTGCTTTAACTTCACAAATTTCAACACCAAAAGTCATAAATGTTCAGAGACTTGAAAATAGCACTAGAGCTTCACTTTCTAGCGGTACCATAGGATCACCCGCAACACTAGTTACTTTTACTTATAACAAACAATCAGCATCAACTTCTTTGCTATTTATAGTAATGATTCCACTTTGGAGTAACAACGCTGGCTCATTGGCGTGCGATTTAACCTACGGGTCATCATCTGCTTTTGGTTCTCTTTCCTATACTTATACTGCACAAACCTATGTATTTTCAATGATAGGTCAGGCAACATTAACGGGGTACACAACAACAGGAAGCCAAACGCTTACTGTTAGACATTATGCGGTAAGCGGTTCCGGCGCCCCCTCAAGCCTTGTGAATCCAAACGCAACTGATGACAGTAGAAATATACAACAGGTTTCTACTGTTACTGTAATTGAGTATGTCTAAGGAATAGCCATGACAAAAGATAAACTACAAATTGGTACTGACATTCTAAAAGCTTCTTTATGCAAAAAAGAAGGCGTTTTTTATTATTGGGAAGGAAGTGCAGAAAATTCAACAGTAGCCGTATCGTCAGCAGATATGGTAAAAATTGATTTGGAATATGATCGCCTTCAAGCCGAAGAAGTTACTAACGCTTACAAAGCACAACGCGCCGCCGAATACCCACCCATCACCGATTACAT